GTGAAAAGTATAGGATTACTAAATAGACATGTCCGTCACGAGGTGCGAACTCTACGGACTCTAACACTTTTAGGGAGTGCCAGCATGTCTATTTATACATCCTCAAATCAACCTCCAGGTTTCTACATTTATGCTTATTTGCGTAAAGATGAACTTACACCTTATTATATTGGTAAGGGAAAAGGTCGCAGAGCGTGGGAGAAACACAAATCTCATTCCATTATAAGGCCTACTGATAAAAATAGAATTGTTATAATGGAGTCCAATCTAACAGACCTCGGTGCTCTTGCTTTAGAAAGATTCTATATTCGTTGGTATGGTCGTAAAGACCTTAATACCGGCATTCTACATAATAGAACCGATGGTGGTGAAGGTAACACCGGTTTGATAATGGAATATACAGAAGAAAGAAATAAAAAAGTTTCCGAAGCACAGAGAGCATCTTGGGCCAGAAACAGAAATAAAAGAATACAAGCATCAAAAGGAAGAACATGGAAACTTTCAGAAGAAAAAAAAGCGATTGTCGCTGCTGCTAACATAACAAAATTTACCAGTGAAACAGCAAAAGTTTGTCAAGACACTATCTGGATAAATGATGGTGTTATAAGCAAGAGAATAAAAGAAACAGATGACATACCATCCGGGTTTGTCAAAGGAAGAATATATAAGAGGAAGTAATAATGGAATCACTTTACCAGGAATTCATCTATAAATCCAGATATGCTCGTTATGTACCAGAACTAAACCGTCGAGAAAATTGGGAGGAAACCGTTGAACGTTATATTACCTTTATGTCTAATCACCTCGCCGATACTTATAACTTTGATATGGCACCTTATCGTGAAGAGATAAAAGATTACATTATCAAACTAAAAGTTATGCCATCTATGCGGTCCCTTATGACTGCTGGCAAGGCATTAGAGCGAGACCATACATGTGGTTATAACTGTTCGTTTCTAACCATTGATGACCCTAAGGCCTTTGATGAGGCCATGTTCATTCTATTATGTGGAACAGGTGTTGGTTTCTCCGTTGAGCGCCAGTTCATCAATCAGTTGCCAGAGATTCCGGAGAAGATGTATGACTCCGATACCACCATTTCCGTGAGAGATAGCAAAGAAGGTTGGGCGAAGGCTCTCCGTATGCTTATTGCTCTCCTATACACAGGTGAGATTCCTAAGTGGGACCTAACCAAGGTGCGTCCTGCTGGTGCTCCGTTGAAGACCTTTGGTGGTCGTTCATCTGGACCAGGTCCGCTAAATGACCTATTCAAGTTTGTTGTAAAAGTATTCCGCAATGCTCATGGTCGTCGCCTGACTTCCATTGAGTGTCACGATATAATGTGTAAGATTGGTGAGGTTGTTGTAGTTGGCGGTGTCCGTCGGTCTGCTATGATTTCTCTATCTAACCTATCCGATGACCGTATGCGTCACGCCAAGGCGGGTGCATGGTGGGAAGCAAACCCACAACGGGCATTGTCAAATAACTCGGCCGTCTATAATGAGAAACCAGAGATTGGATCTTTCATGTCCGAGTGGTTATCATTATATGAATCCAAGTCAGGCGAGAGAGGTTTATTCAGTCGTGAAGCATGTCAAAAAATCGCTGCGAGAAATGGCAGACGAAATCCAGACCAAGCATTTGGAACCAATCCGTGTTCGGAGATCATCCTTAGACCATATGGCTTTTGCAACCTTACTGAAGTTGTCGTGCGGTCAGATGACACGATGGAAACTATTAGAGATAAAGTTAAGATTGCAACTATCCTCGGTACTTTTCAATCTACTCTTACGGATTTTCCCTACCTAAGAAAAGTTTGGAAGAAAAACGCCGAAGAGGAACGCCTACTTGGTGTATCACTTACAGGCATCTATGACTCCAAGTTATTTAACAATCCACAAGATAAAGAAATCAAGGAACGCCTTGCTTCTCTCCGTGACTATGCTGTTGAGGTGAATAATGAACTTGCAACTATTCTTGGTATTAATGGCGCTGCTGCTATTACTTGCGTTAAGCCTTCAGGAACTGTTTCCCAGTTATGTGACTCGGCAAGTGGCATCCATCCACGCCATAGCTTATATTATATCCGTCGGGTACGCGCTGATAACAAGGATCCTCTAACCAAGTTTATGAAAGAGAAGGGTGTGCCTTGGGAAGCAGATGTGATGAAACCTGATTCCACAACTGTATTCTCCTTCCCACAGAAAGCACCAAAAGATGCTGTTGTTCGTGACGATATCAATGCTATCAGTCACCTTGAACTATGGGCCATCTATCAAGAGGCCTGGTGTGAGCATAAACCATCCGTTACAATCAACGTCAAAGAGGAAGAATGGATGAAAGTTGGTGCGTGGGTGTATGATCACTTTGATGAGATGTCCGGTGTATCATTCTTGCCACACGATGGTGGTTCATACCGTCAGGCACCTTACGAGGAGATTACAAAAGATTTATACGAGGCCATGTTACCATCTATTCCAAAACACCTTGACTGGGATAGTTTGGTTGAGATGGAAGACAATGTTGAAGGGGTGCAGACACTAGCTTGCACAAGTGGCACATGCGAAATCTGATCATCGCCTTCCTCGGGATCCTATGCCTCGGGCCCGCTTGGGCACTGGATCCCCTTCTTCCAAACCACCAACTAACACCAGGCGCAACTCTTCCTGTAACAGAGAAAGAGGTTTGCGTTCCTGGTTATGCTGGTCGTGTTAGAAATGTGCCGCAGTTTGTGAAGAACAAAGCATACCAGATTTATGGTATAACATCTCGCAAACCCGGTCAGTATGAGATTGATCACCTAATCAGTTTGCAGTTAGGTGGTTCTAATGAGATAAGCAATCTTTGGCCACAGTCATACATAACGATGCCTTGGAATGCCCATGTGAAAGATCAACTTGAGAATAAACTACATGCCTTGGTGTGTAGTGGTCAGATGACCTTGAAAGAGGCACAGGAGAAGATTTCAGGAGACTGGACTAAATCTTACTGTGAGGTTTATGGTATAACTAACTGTAATGGAGACTAATGTGAAGAAACTACTTATCGCCATGATGCTATTTGCCACACCAGCAATGGCACAAACTGATATCACTATCAGTAAATCACAACAACTAATGCAGGTGGATACAGATGAAGGAACCTACCAATGGCCAGTCTCAACGGCCCGTAAAGGATATTATACACCAACTGGAACATTCCATCCATACTCATTACATCCAATGCACTATTCTAGAAAGTATGATAATGCTCCTATGCCTCACTCTATCTTTTTCTCTGGTGGTTATGCTATTCATGCTACGCCTCATGTGGGTGCTTTGGGTCACCCTGCTAGTCACGGTTGTGTCCGTCTATCACCTCGTCACGCGGCCATGCTCTATGAGATTGTGAAACAGGATATTAATGGTACAACAATAAGAATAATAAACTAAAAGGAAAAACTAATGAAAGTTTTAGGTTCCCAAATACTAGATCAGATTATTGAAAAACTGGTTGATAGCGAAGTTTCATATGATGATCGTAAAATCGTTTATGAAATATTGCTGGAAGTCTTTGAGGACTTTGATGCTAAGAACTTAGATGAATGTCTTGAGAATGATAAAGCATGGGATGAGGTGTGGAACGAAAAGTATCCACCTGAGATGGAAGACGAAGAGGACTGATGACTACATAGGTGTATGTGGTTATACAACAATGCACCCCTTGAAGAAATACCAGATGGTTATGTTTCGTTTGTCTATCTTATCACAAACGAAGTAACAGGCCGTAAGTATATCGGAAAGAAACTGTTTAAGTTCACCCGCTCTACCAAACGAAAAGGTAAGCGGGTGAAGAAACAAGTTGACTCCGATTGGTTAGATTATTATGGTTCTAACAAAGAACTAAATGAACATGTGGAACTATACGGCAAGGACAAATTCAAACGAGAAATCCTATATCTTTGTAAGTCCAAAGGTGAGGCCTCATACCTTGAGGCCAAGGAGCAGTTCGCAAGAGATGCCTTGATGACCGAAGATTACTATAATACATGGATTATGGTACGAGTAAGGAAAAATCATATCAGAAAGTGAGGACATTATGACAAATAATCAAGTTCTAATAGCAACAGGCGTTTGGGCCGTTTTACTACTAATCGTTTATAGACACATAACATTTACCAAGGTAAAAGAATGTTATGGTATGTGGTTTACAAAGGCATATTGGACAGACTATAACACTGTCGAGTTTGTTTCATGGGTCGCCAAGGCCATCATCATTATTCCTGGACTAATCTTCCATATTCAAATTTGGTGGTTATACTTCCTAACTCTATTCACCTCTCTAACACTAATCTGGGCCAGCAACAAGAAACTCCTTCCAACTTTGGTAGGATTTAATACAATGTGGTCCTGGTTATCAGTAATGGTACTAGCACAACACTTAATATAAGGATATAACATGGAAATCATACTTTATTCTAAAGATAACTGTGCCTTTTGTGATAAGGCCAAGAACCTACTAAAAATGAAAGCAATTGAGTTTATTGAGTATAAACTTGATAAGGACTTTAACCGAGACACCCTTTTGGAACTATTCCCACAGGCACGAACATTTCCTGTAATAACACTTGACAAAGAGTTCATCGGCGGTTATAATGAGTTGTATGATTTGCTACTAACTCACTAAGGAACAGACATGAATATACTTCCTTTTCCTACTGTAACACCAGATATGCGTGTAGGTTATACGGCAGTTACCAAGAATAGAGATACCCGCAGGACTCGTCGAGAATTCCTTGAAAAGGCTAAAGCAACTTTACCTAAAAAGGACTATGAGGATCTATTGATGGCAATTATGGATCCGGAATACTATATGAATGGTGACCATCTTATCCGTAGGGCCGTTGATGATTATTATGACCATGTTGAAAGTAGGAGTTAAGTGATGATTGATAAATATGCTCTAAAGGAACAACTACAGAATGGAGTCGTTACCGTTGTTTTTGAGAAGACTGACGGAACGGAACGAACAATGCGTTGCACTCTTTCCGATCTTTATGTTCCACAGGTAGAACCACAGATGTTGTCCGAATATGACGGACAAGTTCCTAAAAACACAAGGCAGATTAATGATAGTGTCCAACCTGTATGGGACATTGATGCTGGCGGATGGCGTTCGTTCCGTTTGGATTCGGTCAAGCAAGTTCTAAGTGAAGGATAAAACAAATGTCAGCAGATAATGGTATTTACGTTCTACTAACTGAGTCCGAAAGAGGCCCAGAATACCGTGTTTCCCGAGCCAATGCCATTGATAACATCTATGGTGAATGGAATTCTGAAACAGGAAAATATGAAGGAAATGTTGAAGCAATCCTTGACACCTTTGCGCAAGTGCCTGTTTTCTATACAATAAACGAGGCTCTTGACTTTGCGGAGGAATTAGAGCATAATAGTGATCCTACTGAAGACGGTGTTTGTGTAATTTCCGACTTCAAATCATTTGGTAATATCTTTGTCTGAGGAGAAGAAAGTGAAAACTCGTCCTAAGTTTGCGGATGAAAAGTATCTTGGTTCAGAACCAACTGTTACGGAGAAATCCACACAGGCCGAGTTGGCTGTTGCATATAACTGGTTTAACTACTTTTACACAAGTGATCATGCCAAAGACTTCACCATATCTTATCTAAAGAGTATTAACTATGACAAAGACACCATTACCAGACTACATCAGATTAAGTCCATTCCATGTTCCGTGGGATGGAACTGTCGGCTCCTCCACACCGGGTCATCCCTACCTGACGGAATCTGGGAATCTATTGAGCAGCGAATTATGGACCTGGTCAGCGAGGTGTTGGTCGATCCGGAAACTGAAGAAAGTGGAGAAAAGAACCAAGTTCCCGTCATATCAATTCAAGACCGCATTAACTCGAAAGCATCGGACCTTATTGCGGAACTTGAAGAGGAACTAGATGTTTTCTACAAAGAAGGAGTGATCCAGTTTGACGTTAAGAAGTGGGCCCTTGAGAAGGCAATCAAACCGCCAGTGGCGAAGAGGATTACAGACCACTTCCGCCCGCAATACGAAGAAATCACCGAAGCACTCAAAGGTGAAGATCCAGACCTTGTGGAAGCATATAAAGGATGGCGTAAGCCGGTTCTTAAAATTATGGCCCTTTTCATCAAAAAGATCATAGATCACCTTGATGAAGCGGCAGCAGCACAGGTCTCTATTCGTAAACCACGTAAGAAGAAAGAGAAACCCGCTCATGTATTGGTTTCTAAGTTAAAGTATAAAGTTGAAGACAAGGACCTAAATATCAAGAGTGTCCAATCCAAGGATATTATTCATGCGCAACAACTTTGGGTCTAC